CCAGCTACCGGGTTTTGGAAGTATCATTTGTGTGTAATAGTTCTTGCGGAAACTTGTTCAGCAGGTCCATTAGCGCAGCCTCGCCATCTATCACGGCATCCTCGCTCAACTGTGGGAATACAGCATGCAGGACTTCGTGAAGCGCGGTAGAGAGAACGCTGTCTGGATCAGGCTCAACAAATATCTTGTGATCTTCGGAGACACAAAGGCCGATGTCGTCTTCTTCAACACCGATATAGTCTTCTTCAGTTGGCTTTTTGAAGATAATCTTCCAAGGCTCATCACTGATTCGGACTGTTAGCCGTTTGAATCGCACGGTATTAGAATTGCAGATTCCTTTAAGAAGTCAAAAGATATTTTTATATGCCTGTGTAAGTAACTGAATTGCTACCACTTCACGCGGTCCGACCAATAGGCGGCAGACATCTTTCCATTCTTGATATTGGCCCGATGCCTAGCCTTAAAGCTCTCTCGACGCTTGCGGTCAGCAGCAGACTCTCCTTCGCGTTTAGGAGAACCTGATACCCCTTGTTGCCCAAATCGAATCGTCCTTGGTTTTCCATTATCACTTACGAGAACAACATGACTCTTCGTTGGGTGGCTAGGCGTTCTCTTAGGCTTGTTCACGCCAGACACACCGAGTCGTTTCATTGCTGCTTTAATTGCTTCGCTCATTACTTAATGCCTCTCTAATGATCTGCCTCACATGGTTAATCTGCCGCGCCTTCAAGCACTGCCTCAGTATCTCTTTTAGCTTCTTGTTCTCTTTAATCAACGCTTCGGTATCACTCATAAAAGGCTAGCTTCGCAATCATGTAAAGTGCAGTTAGCGATACTGACATAGACAGCATCGCTAGGATTAACAGCTTGTATTCTTTGCTGGTCATGCAGGATTAGAAACCCTTCTCAAGCTCGCGGTATCCACGCTGCATCCTGCCGTAGTCGCTTTTAGCGCGGCCAACATTGACATCAATAGCTCCACTGACTGTGCGCTTTGCTTTCTCAAGCAATGAAGGTTCTTTATAGACGCTTTCTGGCTGCTCGCCATAATACTTTTTAGCGAAACGCTTGTAGTCTTCCTCATCAGTTTTTACGCCGGAATACTTTTTATTAAATGCTTCTTTCAGGGCTTTATTTTCTAGGTCCATATATTTTGTTTCTATTGTTAAACTATAAACTTCTTACTGAATTCTAACGCATTGTTCCATCTGTTCTGCAAGCCAGCCCAAAACTTTGCTCTGGCTCCAACGGGTGGAGCAACACGAATCTCGTATGTTTCTCTAGCACTTCGCAGGTTGTCAAGAAGTGATGCCACATTCTTTGCTGCTTTAGCTAGAGTTGTCTTCGTTACAGGTCCAAACTTTCCGTCATCAGCAATACCCAACGCAATCTGCAAGATTCGCAAGGCGCCTTTCGGTCCTCGGTTAAATGCAGTATCGCGGAGGAATGCTTCTAGCGGAGCCAGTTCAGTCCAGTTCTTAACGACATCGGTGTATTCAACGAGATACTTCTTGGCGAAGCTCTCTGCTTGTGAATGACGGTTGTTGTCGATGAGATTCTTTAGATGCGTTGCAGCCTTGGGATGATACCTATCGTTGATGCCTGCAACTTCAAATGTTCCACCACCGTCAGCCTTGGGTAGTGGATAAACTTTAAGCCTGCCCAGCTTGTCCTTACGAGCCTCGGACTTCAGAATGAAGTCACCCATCTCTAGCCGTTCTGCCTCGGTAGCCATATCAGAAATCAGCCGAACCCTTAATCTCACCCTTGATTGGAAGAACGCTAACGCTGACCCACAGGCTATCCAGCAAGCGAATTAGAAAGTGTCTGTCATCAACGATTGGCGTTACTCTGATAGGGTTCTCATACCACACATGCGATGGATAGGCTTGAGCGTAGCAGTTGAAGGAAAGAAGAAGAATAAACAGACCGAGCAGCTTGCTTCGCACAGGCTTGGCTTTACGCACTTCTGCGTTCGGATTGAACTGACCTCCCGGTTTAGTCCTGCGAATAGTTTTACGGGCCTTTACGCGTCCGTAAATAGCCAGTCCCGCACCGATGCTTTCCATCGCTAGAGTAACGATGTCTGTCAACTCCTCGTTGACTATATCAACATTGAGCCATTTCAAGACTTGAGCCAGCAGCATAACGACGATTCCGATAATCGTCCTGCTCTGCCACCATGCCTTCTCGTCGTTCATTTATCGGTCAGCTTTGCAAGGGCAAGCTCGATAGCGAGGTTGACTGCACGATTAGATGCGTTGATTCCCTCGCGGGTTGCTGCATCTTTAATCTTATCCACGGCAATCTTACGCTTCTCGTCGCCGCTCTTATCCGAAGTGAGCAATGAAGACACAACTTCCAATGCGATAGGAAGCAGTTCCTTCAACAGGGAACTAGCCGAATCGCGGAGGATCGGAATGATGAATTCGATAACTGATTTGGATGCTCCGGTAATAGCGGAGATAGCTTTAACAAGTAGTGTTTTCATTTTTTATCTTTATCGTTACTGCGTTTCTCAATCATTACAATAATAGAAACTATCGCTGCAATAGTGCCGAATGCAAGAGATGTAATCCGTAGCCACTGCTCAACATGAGGCAGGACTGACACGATAACTGCTAGAAGGCTTGTTGCGGAACCCATAATACCGGGATGATGTGGGGCTGACTGAGGATCGAAATTCATTTAAGCGAACATAATTTAATTGTTTAACAATATTCAATAATTATTTCAGGTAATCGTTAGAGTTGATGTAGCCGAGTCGTATGTTCCAGAGCGACCAGCAACGCCTGTTCCTGTAAGTGTGACAGATAATCCAGTTTGAACTGTTGAACCGATAAAGAACTTGAATGTATCACCTATTGTCGGAGCGATTGTGAAGTTCGCGGTAACAGATGTATTCGTGAATGTAACTTGGTTGCACTTGTTTCCCGTATTCACTTGGAACGAAGCAGAAGAAACGATTAGGTTTCCAGTAAGGGTTGATAATCATACGATGGTGAGAGTTGAGTTTGAGTAATCGTAGGTGCCAGTTTTCCCGCCCGCATTGGTAAGGCTAATCGTCAGCCCTGTGGTGGCAGTCGAGCCGGGCAAGAAGCGGTAGGCCGCGCCGCTCGTAGGGGTCACATTTGCAAAATCAACGGTCAAAGAAGTCGGCGAGTAAGTGGCCGTTCCCGTGATGCCGCCAACTGCTTTGGCGACTCGGATCAATCCTGCCGAAATAGCTGTCGCCCCAGTGAAAGTATTTGCCCCATTAAGAACCAGCGTTCCCGAGCCTTGTTTCGTTAGCCCGCCGCTGCCGCTGATCACGCCGGAGAGAGTTTGGTCATTGTTGCCGCTGTAGATCAAGGTGCCATTGTTCGTGATCGCGCCGCCGTAGCTGCCACCGCCGAGGCGGCCTCCGCCAGTGATCTCCAGCGTGCCCGCATTGATCGTGGTCGCGCCAGTGTAGGTGTTGTTGCCGGAGAGGGTCAGCGTGCCAGAGCCGACTTTTGTAAATGCCAGCGTTCCTCCGAAATTGTTATTTAATAGGATGCCACTGAAGGTGGAGTTTGTGCCCAACGCTCCGACTTCGAGGGTGTTGTTAGCATTTGCAGCACTCACCTTGCCGTTGCCGCTCAATTCGCCGTATTTGACAAGACTCGCGAGGGTATAAACGAAGCTATTCGCATTTTGGTTGTTTACGACCCACTTGGCCGCTGAGCCGTCAAAAGTAGAGCCGGAGTTTGGATTGGTTTGATAGTAGATATTATTGAAACCCGTATCCATGGTAACGGTGCCGTTGAACCCAGACATGCTTATCGGCCTGAAAACGGGAACCGTGATAAAGCCAGCATTCGCCGCAGTGAGGTTCACCGTGCCATTGCCGGTGAGGTTGTTTGTGAATGCGAAAGCGACTGCACCATAATTGATCGTGAGCGCGCCCCCATTCACAGTGACGGTGCCGCTGCCAAGTCCGGTGGCTATGCTCGTCGTGAGCGTGCCTGCGTTGATCGTCGTGCCGCCGGAGTATGTGTTGGCGGCAGAAAGGGTCACGGTGCCAAGGCCGTTCTTTATGAGTTCCGCGCTGGATGGGGCGGTAAATAATGGAGTTGTCCCAAGGTAGGCTTTTATGTATGTGGACATTATTGCTTGATGAAATAAATTGTATTTGCGTCCTTAACCGGAATAGCATCGTATTCAGCTTGCGTCAAAGCACGAATAAAATTGACTACAGGGTTGTCAGTTGGGTTGTTTTGAACGACATTTGACGGGACAGAACCCGTTGCGCCAGTAGAACCTTGGATGCCTTGGATTCCCTGCACACCTTGAACACCTGTAGCGCCTGTCGAGCCAATGTCTCCAGCCGGACCAGTCGCACCTGTTGCTCCATCAGAACCTACATATCCGCTAGCACCAGTAGCTCCAGCGTCACCTTGTGGTCCGGTTGCACCCGTAGCACCAGTCGTTCCGTCTATACCTGAAGAGCCTGTAGCTCCCGTAGCCCCTGCGCCTGTTGCCCCCGTAGCGCCTTGGATACCTGTTGATCCGATGTCACCTGTAGGACCAGTCGATCCAGTAGCTCCCTGCAATCCTTGAATACCTTGAACTCCCTGCGGACCTGTCGCTCCCTCTGGACCTTGGATTCCAGTAGCGCCAGTCGATCCTTCTGGACCTGTAGCCCCTTGGATTCCAGTAGCTCCTACCTCGCCTGTCGCGCCAGTTAATCCAGTGGCTCCTAGTCCCGTGGCTCCAGTGCTTCCGACATCACCTTGAATTCCGGTTGCGCCTGTCGCTCCCTGTGGACCTGTCGCTCCTGTGAGTCCTGAAGTGACTATAGCAAAAATGATTTGATGGTTGTTCTGAAATTGGCTAGTTCCGCCTGAATCAATAAGTGTTACAGGCATGGATACATAGCTATTCGGAACTACAGTTGGAGTCCCGTTAATTTCCCACTTCTGAAAGTTTGTTGAATTTCCCCTATCTTGGATAACGAAAGAGTCTCCATCTTTGAACAGCGTAAAGAATACATCAATATCATTTCCGAACTCATCGAGGTGTGATGCGACAACTGTTGTTGCTGAAGTCTGAGTTAAATTATTCCAGTAAATTCTACCTGCCGCTGGAATGCCTGATGTCTGACTGGCAGCGGCTCTGTAGTTGTAGAAGGAAGATGACTGACCAGCCGCGCCCGTAGCACCCTGAATGCCTGTAGCACCCGTCTCTCCAGTTGCCCCGGTTAATCCAGTAGAACCCTGTTCTCCGGTTGATCCTGTAAGACCTGTGGCTCCGGTAAGTCCAGTTGATCCAGTTAATCCAGTAGCACCCTGCGGACCAGTCGAACCTGTATCTCCTGTCGGTCCTGTAGAACCAGTGCTTCCCATCTCGCCTTGTATGCCCTGAACACCTTGCGGTCCAGTAGCTCCAACAAGACCGATCAATCCCGTAGCACCAGTAGAGCCTTGTCCTCCCGTTGAGCCAGTCTCACCTGTTGATCCGGTAAGTCCAGTTGCACCGACTGGACCCGTCGATCCATCTATGCCGTGATTACCTGTGGCTCCTGTAAGACCTGTGGCTCCGGTTAAACCAGTATCTCCAGTAGCACCCGTCAATCCGATTGGCCCCGTCGATCCTGTTGATCCTGTAGTTCCGGGTTCTCCTTGCGGACCTTGGATGCCTTGCACTCCTTGTGGACCTGTCGCTCCGATTAAACCTTGAATACCTGTTGCGCCAGTCGAACCAGTAGTTCCAACCTCACCTGTAGAACCTTGCGGTCCAACTTCGCCTGTAGCTCCTGTAGCCCCGATACCAGTTGCACCTTGACCACCAGTTGGTCCGGTAGAACCAGTAGCACCAATCGGTCCTGTAGCGCCGAATCCAGTTGCACCTGTAAAGCCCGTTGCTCCTGTCTCTCCTGTGGCTCCAGTTGCACCAGTCGTTCCTACATTAAGATCGCCGACATACATCCAGTCGGAAAGGTTCCCTGCATTCTGCGTCCTTGCATACAAGCCAGCAGGGTGACGGTTGATTAGAGGGACACCGACTGCTTCAAGAACTAGATAGACAGACTGAAGTGGAGGATTGCCTTGAGTTACAGGAAGGTCGTAATAAGTCTGAACCTCTCCGTCGATAATGTTGTTCCTAACCGCTGCCTCGTAGGTATTCTGACACAGCTTATACAGAAGATTCCAGCGACCATCACCATGCACTGGCATATTAGGACCAGTGTTGTTTACGGTTTTCGCTAGTAGATTATTCTCGGAATCTCCAAGTTGAGGAAGTATTGGCATCGCTTATTAAGAGCCAAGAATTTGAACCACTTCTTTTGTTGTCTCTGTAAATCCGTATGGAGCATTAGTCCAATCTGATTTAGGAGATGGATCGGCTGCATAAGATGCAATCATTCCGTCAGTCCAATTCTTAACGGCATTAAGTTTAACAGATGATTTTCCTGCGGCAATTAGTTTTCCGTTCAGATCAAGAAGTGTTACTAGCGCAGTTGAATTGTAGCCTTCTTTATTCAACCACTCTTCCGCTGTCCAAGATTGAGGAGGAGGAATAACCCAATGTCCATTATCCCACACTGCATCTAGAGATGGTTTAGCTGGAGCCAGAATCCACTCTTCTAGTTTAGGATTATTTACTTCTTCCCATGTATCAATGAGGCTTTGCGGCAAATCGCGCAGGTCGGATGGATTGGTTTTGTTATAGTAATTAGGCATATACTCTTGGGTGGGTTGCTACGGTTGCGCCTCCGTTGTTAGTGATTGTTAGACCACCCTTAGCATCTTGTAGATTGCGGACGAGTGGGGCGTAGAAGACGAGAGACTGAGGGCGGATTTTGTCGCAGGTCATCCCTTTGGCGAGGGAGGCGACTTCAGCGGCAGTGAGTGCAGCGTCCCAGATGCCGACTTCGGCGATTTTTCCATCACACCGTTGCGAGATGCTGGAAATCCCGTCAAAAAAACCGCTAATGGATGTCGAGTCTGGTAGTGTCGGATGATTGATTAGCGTTGTATTAGTTGCGCCTGCTGAACCATTAAAAAATGGAGTGCGAGAGGTGGTCGAAGTAAATACGCCAGCATAGTGAAACCAAACTCCGGCAGAAGGACTGCCAAGATATTGACTCGCCGTTGACGCCCCCCCTCGATCAACAATACGCATGGGTGGTGTGTTTGTTGGATTTAGATTTAACCTGTAAATGCTTTGTGCTGTCTTGGAGGATAATGCAACAATGTCTTTGGATGCCCCAGTAACAACATCAAAATTACACCATACAGCGATAGTTAGTGGAGTGCTTGTTACAACCGCACTATTTGCTGTCAGGGATTGCGTTGTGCCGTTGAAGTCGTATGCCATAATTAAGCAACCTGTTGCACCTCGACGGCGATAAGTTCGGCATCGCCCGTCATGGTGTCGTTTGCATTGTTAGCATCACGATTGATTTTTAGTCGGAAACCATCTCCCGCTGCAAGAGAGTCAATCGTAGTAAGAGTAATTGTAGAATAGTTTGGAACTCCACTTGTTGCGTCCGTGGTCGCTGTCACGCTGGCAGCGGTATCGAATGAGTCCGTATCAATATCAGTTGTCATTCTTTCTAATGAAGCATCCCACACGCAAGCTCCACTTGTTGCAGTTGAAGCTGTCCAGATTAATGTAATTGAAAGACCGCTTGCGAGGTTTGCACCTTGTGGGCATACGGAAACAAAAATTGCAGACTCATCTGTAGTATCGTCAAAATCCAATACAGCAATGCTATTGCGAGTATCTAATGTTGCAAAGTTTGTAGCGGGAGGTTGATTGCTTCCGTATCCAGTAAAGCGAACAAGGGATTTTGTTAATGGGCCAGTAGCACCTGTTGCTCCAGTCCCTCCAGTCGCTCCAGTCGCTCCAGTCGCTCCAGTCGCTCCACCGGGATCACCTTGAGGTCCAGTAGAACCCTGCGGCCCAGTAGAACCAGCATCACCTTGCGGTCCAGTTGCGCCTGTAGCACCGATGCCTGTCGCTCCAGTGCTTCCTTGAATGCCTTGGATTCCCTGAACGCCTTGTTCGCCAGTCGCGCCAGTAGAACCCTGTTCACCGATATTTCCAGTCGCTCCAGTTGCTCCGATTCCAGTAGCTCCTTGCGGTCCTGTTGAACCAGTCAAACCAGTCGCGCCAACTTCTCCAGTTGCACCAGTCAGACCAGTAGCACCTACACCAGTCGCACCTGTAGGGCCAA